ATAGCGGCGGGGAGCATAGCGGGATACCTCACGGCCCCGGGCGGGATTCCGAGTAATCAATTCGAGATCAATTGCATACTCAAAGATGCGGTTTGCGGTACTACGAACGTCAACCAGCGTTTGCCGAGATGCCGGGCGGCCTGTGTTCGGATTGCAATCCGTAAGAGAATCAAGCAAAAAATCTATATCTATCGGCTTTATATCTTCAACCGCCGCAGAACCGATATAGCGGTTAAGATGGTTAATATAGCACCGCAGATTTTTGAACTGTGAATAGCTTACCTTGTTTTTCCGAGTCTGCAACCACTTTGCCGCCAGTTTCGAAAATATCATCAGCGTTCCCCCTTAAAATTCATTGCATTTTTTCATATAGCCATAAATTGCATGCTAAACTTTGAAACGTGCTGCCGATTTGGTTACACGTTCGTTCGATGACACCTTGTCAATTAATTGCTTTAATGAAAGGCCACTCATGAACAAGCGGATAATGTCTGCATCCGTAATCAGAATCATCATTTACACCCCTTCATCATCAGTATTTATGTATTTGAACCAAAGTGCGACCCCTTCTGGGGAAAACTCCCGAATATCAAAGCTATCATAATCAGAGTCATAGACCCGAATCTCCGGTAAACGTATAAGCCCATGACCGCCAGCATAATAAAACGAACCAAAAATCTTCCGAAAATCTTTTGTAACATACTTAGTGATATACTTTGAAACAGCTATCTGTTGACCCGTAAGCGGAATAGCAGTAGAATAACCTAAAGACCATTGCGGCATATTGAAAATGGTTTTGCCGTCTTTCGTTTTATGACCGGAATCAATCATTTCAAAACGACCAGAAAGCAAACCATGCATATGTATAGCCCCGTCTTTGTGATGCTCCGGTATGACCAGATACCGGGCATCATTTCTTTGTACACGATGATTCAAAAAGTCTTTCAATTTTTTGCTTACTTCTTTCGGGTCATACCTGTCAATCAAATCAGGGGATAGAGTCCATGTAACGAAATAGTCAAATGTATTGCACATAGCAATATCAAAAATCTTTTCTTTTGCACGTTTAACACTATCCGATCTAACCTCATTATCCATTTTTTTAGGCTTAGAAACCGGGTTTGAAAATTCCACGGGAACCATGCATTCATCAATTTTGAAAATGGGTTTGGAACAAACCGTTATTTTCTGTTGCCCGTTGGGATAAACCTTAGCTTTCGTATTCGCGTAAACCTCAACCCGTGGAGCCAGAGTAGGTAACAACTGCATACCCTAAACCCCCAAGTGGCGATATTTTGTGGTTATAATCAAGTAGGGGCAACCGCCCTGCTGATGTGCAAAATGGGGACCCCCGCGCGCTTAAAAGCGCGGCCCCCATTTTGCATTCAGTTGATGGCCTTGACCCATCTGAGCACCGCCGAATATATGTAATATACGGCTATGGCCGAAAGCCATACCTCAAGGATGGAAACCATTGAAGAAAGCGGAATAAACCAATTGATGTACGGTAAAATACTCTGTATCGGAGAATTGTCCAACATTGTGAACGGAGAATCAGGCAGACAGTTAACCGCCCATGTCAATGCCTTCTCAATCCACCCTACAACCGTGTCTAGCATGATTAACTCCCTCCCCCTATCATTTTCCGGGTAATAACAATGAGCCACACAACGAACGCCAGAAGGAACCCCCAACGGCTAATTGATGCAAGAGTCCCATAACCAGAAAAATCTATGGTGATGCTCTGATGAATCCCAAGGCGCGGAAGCTCGAAAGGATAGACGAACTTCGGAGCCTGAGCCGGAGCCACGAGATTCTTAAAGGCTCCATACAAATCCCATGGAAGGGAGAACGGGAATTTCTTTGTAATCAGCTTCGGTAACGAGATATCAGGCATGTTCGGCTTCGGAACGGTCGTATCATGTCCCTCGTTGGCGGCTTCGCTTGCGGCCTTGTCTGCTTCGGTTGCAACCTCAGCACCAACTGTTTTTTCTTGTGTCTGTGTCCGATTGTCTGCATCAATATCAGTTTTACTGCCCGTGTTGATAAGAGGAATCGTCACTGTGCCATCATCAGCCGTAACGCCAACCTTTTCCTTAAGAGCTTCCACAACTGATTCTGGAGTATTCTCCCCTACGCCTACAGACTTCCCGTCATGGATAATTTTTGATTCATCCAACAAATAGGATTGATCGCCAATAGCTGGATATGTAGCACCATCAGGACGAAAATGGACAATTACATAATCTTGCCTATGATTCGGAACAATGAAAACATATTCTTTTTCTGTACCGACCTGAGAAATAGCTAAAACACAAGAAGAATTCGGAAGATAATTTCCCCAATTACTTACGGGAATATCAGACCAAGAAACAAAACGAGTAGTACCCTTAATACCGTTAATAGTTATATCTGAATACCATTCACTGCCAGTCCCATAAGAATCACCAACCTTAACCGAAGTATCAAAGCGGAAACTATATGATTTATTCTCCCAAAGAGGTTTAAAGACTCCTAATATATACAGACCATTTATTGTTACTGCATCCGTTTTCTGTTTTGCAAAGAAGTCATAGCCCAAAGGTGCATCATTCACAAAAGTTTGAAGGCCAAACATTGCCTTAATAAAATCATAGTTCATTTTCGGATTCAAATAGTCTAGCTTCTGATCGGGAAGCTGCGCCCGAAGGTCGTAATCGTCCATGTTACCAGATGATTTAATTGCATTTCCGATATATGTCAGTAAAGAAGGAGCGATATTAATTCCCTGTTCAGTAACATAAGCCGCTTGATCGCCAAACTTCGCTAAACCATCAGTCCATATTTTGTCAAAAATCTGCTTACATGTTTCATTGCCTACAGAAGCACCAATATTAATTCCTAATGCAGATAGAGCAAGAACAACAGCCACAGAGCCAACAACAGTAATAACACCAGTTGCATGAACTTCTACCGGCTCTTTGTAACTGTAGGCGAACACCAGCGCACAACAGAGCACCAGACATACAATCAGCTTTGCCACCCGGTTCAGCATCTTGCACAACCGCGGTGAGCTGATCCGTCCGGGTGCTTTGTCCATTTTGACCAATTCCATCCTTTTCACCCTCCCTACGTTTCAAAGATTTTGAAGCTGTCATAGATAGCAGCTTTCTTTTTGTTCAGCAGGAACATTTCAGAACCACACCGCAGATGCGCACCGTACCAGTATTCGACAGCTACGAACAGGCCACCGCAAACCAGAGAAATCAACCAGCCGAATGTCTTGTAATTCTTAATTGCCCGGTGCTTGAACTCCGTTTCAATAAACGCCCTGATCTGGCGGTCTATGAGCCTGTCGGACTGAGATATCAATATCACATCATAACCAAGTTTGCGGTGCTGCTGAAAGAAGAATATCCAGTCCATACGGTCAGCCCGACCATAGGTGCGCGTGTTGAACATAGCCGCGCATTCGTCTATGACCAAAAGCGTTTGATGCTCTCTAAACGGCTTGTGGTGCTCTTTGGAATACTCTTTCAGCATGCTCACGGTCAAAGCCTGATTATCCAGATAAGTAAACTCCCCGACCTTTTTTTTACACTTGCTGAAATACGTTTCATCTATAGGAAAATTGGCTATAACAGCGCGACCACTTTTCAGCCAAGAAATGATTTTATATGCGGCTCTCAGACTCTTGCCACTTCCGGGAGTCCCGGAATATAACGTCACAGACAACAGAATCACCCCCCGAAAAAATAAGGGGGACGGGCATCACACCCGCCCCCATGCTGGAACGAAATTATTTTGCAGTAGACTTGAAAAATGCGATTGCCTTTTTGATGCCGAAAAACGCGCCAACAATGACCAAAGAAACAGGAAGGGCAATTGCAATATAACCCATTACATCAGTCTGAATGTTGCCGAGTGCCGTTGTAAACGCAGTTTGCAGAGAAGTCGGTTCCATAAATAATATCCCCCTTTCCTCAATGATTGAGCATTTTAAGGCTCTTGTATATACCATAGCCGAGCAATGAGAACACCACGAAAAGGATAAACCCGGCTGATATACCATAACCAAAGACTTCAACGAATGTACTTAATTCCCATCCCATAAAATCACCTTGTCAATGCAAAAATAGCAAAGGTGAGAATGATATAAACAACAACCATTGCTACCATAAACTCACCACTTCCAAAAGCTGAAAGCCTTACCTAATTCGATTCCACAAAGGACACCAACCGAAAATATTAAGGCGAACACAGCGTTTTGAAACCCTTCCAGAATCTCAGGTGTCATACTTCACACCCCTTACGCCGTCTTTACGGTAAAATCATCCGCTTTGCCATAACGGTTATACACAATCGTTATGTCCTTGCCTATTGGTACTCGTTCGACTAACTCAGGGCGCATACTTATTGCTTCGGCACACAACCCCTGTAACCCTTTCATGCTTTCATCCTGATATTCAACATAGATTTTTCCGAACTTAATCAGTTCGCCATTCTTTTTGTCTGTAAATTCGCCTATTCGCTTACCAACTACTTTTACTGCCATTTCAGCCCACCCCCTTTCACCTTACCGAACATTCATTCGGATAATTGCCCCCTTAAGGGAAAATGTAGCAAAATTATTTACAACATTTTTGTTGTATCTGAAAGTATAATACAACACTATTGTTGTAAAGTCAAGACAACAGTATTGTTGTATAATATAATTGTTTAAAATAACAAAAAAGGGGGTGGTAATATGTATTATTTGCCAAGGTTGAAACAGCTAAGAGAACAACATGAATTAGGTCAAAAAGAAATAGCCAATTTGCTAAACATAAGACAACAACAATACAGTCGATACGAAACAGGGGAATATCCGATAAGGGTTTATGACCTTGTAACCCTTGCTAAATTTTATAACGTTACCACTGATTACATATTAGGTCTAAGCGATAAACGGAAGCTATAGAAAGCTAAAGGGTAATTGAGTGCCGCTTCGCGGTCACAGCTATGCGCCCTCACGTGCAGAGGGGAGCACCGCTCCGCATTCGCGGAGCCTACCCGTAAATGCAAACAAAGGAAGGTAGTTTCCCTGAGAGAAAGAAAAACCCCCGGCGATACGCCGAGGGCTTAATTATTTTATTGCATTTGCACCTATTACAAAAGATACTATGACAATAAGGCCACCAACAATCATTCCTAACGTAAAACTAGTAACAAACTGCTTTATAGACATTTTTCCTCTTTTTCCACAAGCAGGACAATAATAGCCAACATACTGACAACCGCACCTCTTACATGTTTTAGGCTCCATCCTAAAATCAACGTCTTGATAATTCGTCCTATTATTTTTCTGATCTTCCAAATGCTCTGGAGAACCATATGCACCCAT